ATGTAGGCTGAGCGAATTAACGAAGCGGCCATCTTCAAAGCTTTGTCTTCATCCATGAGCTTGTGCTCGACAACGTAATGCACATGAATGGCCATCAACCATCCCAATACGTACATCGACGTGTCAGCGTTATAGTCATCAAAAAGATCAAGCGCCTTGGTCAGCAACTGCTGGCTCTCGTGAATGGTCTTTTCTAGTTCAACATCGAAGCTCATAGCGACCTGCCTTGCAGCCGCTCGCCAACAAGTTTGGCGTAGCCTGCAATGTCCAGATAGTGATCAGCAATATCTGCATTGCCGTTGATGATGCGTGCGATCTTGTGGATGATCATCTCCAGTGCTTCGGCCTGATCATCAGCAAGGCGCTTGTTCCTTGAGCCAAGCTCCCTGTAGAGCAAGCTCTTAAACTCCTGCGCTGTTTTGGCAAGCGAAACAAAGCTGCCGTAGCTCTTGCCCCGCTCGGCAAGCAACTTATCAACCGAATCAGGCGTGCGCGTGCCGCCTCCTGCAATCGCGATGTATTCCCGAGCGGCCTTTTGTGCCACGTTAAACAAGCCCAAGGGGAGGACTACTTTGGACTTGCGTGGGCCGAGCTTGCGGCCTTTTAAAGGCGAAGGCTTTTTGCGTGGACCAAGCTTGCGGCCCTTAAGCGGTGAGACTCTTTTAACGGGTTCGTTATCCATGTTCATTCTCCTGTTGAAAATAGTGCTTTGTAAAAAGCCCATTTGGCTTTGTAAAAAGGATCCTCAGACGGCGGGACCCAGGTATCGCGCACCTCTCGTTTAATGTTGACGGCAAGGCCAACACCACGAAAGTTGTACTCGATTGCTTCGACGGGCTGGCCATCAATTTCCTTTGCACCACGCAAATCAAAACGCGTAAGCGTCTTGGCAGCAGGTTGGTTACGAAACCTTGCTAGGACATCAGAGCCAGACTTCCATTGACGTTCTTCCATCTTCTTTCTCCTGTATCAGAATGGTGCCTCTTCGACACCTTCAAGTACTGTACTACGTTTTTGCTGCTTTTTGTGCCACTTGATAATCTTTTTTTGTTCTTCTTCGGTTCTAAACGGCCACTTCATTTGCTCAGGACTGATAGGAAAGTCATCAGTCCCCGTGTTCTCTTCTGTATTCATTGTATTCCCTCAGTAGTTTCTCATGCATTTGATGTAAGTTATGTAACTTTTCTTCCGTCTCTGCCCAACGAATCTTCCACACGCGCATAGCTTCCATGTGGTTAGAAGCAAGCATGAGCAGGTGAGCATCTTCCTCGTTCAAATGCTCAGCAAGCATACGCAATCGATCACTTAGTTGTTGCATCATCGTTATCCTCCTTGCTATCAATCATCAACGAGTACGCGCAGATATTCAATTGGTACTGGAACTCCAGCTCGCGTATTTCCTGCTTCAACCGGTCCATACGGGTCTGGTAATAGCTCAAGTTGGCGCGGATCCCGCTCTTGTTGAGTCTGTTGAAAGGCTCGATAATTTTCATAGGCTTCGTCTTCTAAAAGCATGAGGTTTGACTCACTCAGCGCGCCAAGAATGTTGACGCGTCGAGGCCTGTCTAAGAACGCTAGATCAAACCAAGCGGTTTTAATATCGATTTGTTCGGGTAATCCTCCCTCAGCAGGCAGGACTTCGTATTGAACGAAGATCTCAGCATCATTCAACACGTTCGATAACGGGATTACGAAAGCGCGCTTCAAATTCTTTCTCCATTTCTTTAGCTTTCTCGGGGTCTACGCGAGAAAGTGTACGTAAAAATTCTGCGTAGATCAAGCGGTGAGCGATCGTTGAGCGAGAAACAATATGAAAATCGCTCAGCTCAGTCAGCATGGCATAAGCCTCAAGCGGCAGCATCACCGTACACCATGGTTTTGTCTGCCTGCGCGAGGGCGAGATGGGTTTCTTCTCCCGCTTGAACCACAGGCGCGGGGGACCGCTTTTCTTTTTCTTCTTCTTAATCATAAAAAAGACCCGTGGTCCTTGAACCACGGGCCGAAGTGCGCGGGAAGCGCCTTGAGGAGAACAGCATGGACTACAGGTTTCATTATGCAGCCTCTCCCCAAGAAGGTCCAGTCTCTACATCAACAATGGAAGGCACTTCAAGCTTCACGGCATTGGCCATAACGTTTGCTGCTTCTTGCGCCTCTTCGCGACTGTTAACCGATAGCGCGATCTCGTCGTGAACCTGGAGCAGCAGCGTAAAGCCTGCCTTGTGAAGCTCAATCAATCCCTTCTTGGTTTGATCAGCAGCAGAGCCCTGGATCAGCCTATTCAACCCTTTGTACGTCATAGCCCGCTTGATCCTTGGGCCGTATTTAATGGAGGCTTCTTCAAAAGGCAATGCCTTGTTGATCCCCCACTCAGTGGGTTCCCAAAGCGGGAAGCGGCACTTCCTGCCTTGGAGCGTGCGGATCGCACCGCCTGAGCCTCGATGCTCGATGCGGCGCATCACGGCATCGACGGTGCCACGTAAAAATGGTACTTTTTCATGAAACTTGCGGATTAATTCTTCCGCCTCATCAATCGGAAGATCAAGACTGTTGGCAAGCTTTTGTTTGCCCATGCCGTACATCAACCCCAAACCGATTGTCTTGGCAGCTTTGCGTTTAATCCCGGCCATATCGGCAACCATTTGGTGGAAGTCCGTGCGGGGGTTGTTTTGGTAGGCGGTGACCATGTCATCGGACCCGGGCAGGCCCAGGAGGCTTGCATAGTGGACCAGGATCCTCGGTTCTTGAGACGAGAAGTCATTGGCGGCCCACATCTGCCCTTCTTCGGGCAGGAAAAGGCCCCTGACTAACGGCCCAATGATCTCGTGTCGGGCGGGAACCTGTTGGAGATTGGGGCTTGCCATGGATAGCCTGCCTGTGACCGTGCCGCCATCGTCGGATCGAATCTGGTTGATGTGCGGATGGATGCGGCCATCGTGAGCGGAGAAGTCCAGGTAAGGCTGCAAGAACGTGCCGTGGGTCTTGTTGAGCTCGCGTGCTTCAACGATTTGCTTGCAGATCGGGTGCTCGTGCGTATCCAGAAAGCTTTTTGTAAAGCTTGGCAGGCCCGTGTTGGTTCTTGGGTATTGGATCCCGAGCTTGTCAAACCCGATGGCGATGCTGGCTGCGGCCCAGATGTCTACCGGTGCCCCACATGTTTTGCGAATGGATTTGACAAGCTGGGCTTCTTTGTCTTGCATCTCGCCCACGAGCTTAAGTGCGCGATCGCGATCAAAACGAATCCCACGCTTGGTGATGCCAACTAAGATAGGAAGCAGATCGGACTCAAGCTCGAAGATCGATTCGACTTCTTCTTTGCGAAGTTCAATCTTAAGTGTCTGCCAGAGCTTTAGTGTGAGCGCAGCGTCTTGTTCAGCGTAGTCGCCCACATACATAGCAGGCAAGCGCCAGAGTTCTTTTTTGGCATGCACGCCAAAGTCTTGGGCGGCTTCTTTTAGTCCCTGCTCAGACTTGACCTCTTTGAGATAATCGAAACCGAGGGCGTTGAGGGCGTAGCTGAATCGATTTTCATCGATGCAAGCAGCAGCGACCATGGTGTCAATGATTCGACCCCGCACATTAAATCCAGAGGCGAGAAGCCATCCAAGGTCGTAGGCTGCGTTGTGCATGATTTTGGGGGCTGGAAGCTCAAGCACACGTCGAACGAATCGCTCAACAATCCCACGGTCAAGGTTACCTCCACCCTCGTGAGCAACTGGGTAGTACCCTCGCCATCCGTCAACAGCAAAGGCGTAACCGACAATGTAGCCGTCATTTCTTGGCCATCCGGGGCCGAAACGTTCCAGGTTCTTGTCGCAAGTTTCGAGGTCAATTGCAATCTCCTTGGCATCCGACAGATCGGGAAAGGAGGACGGTGGGACCCACTCCGAAGGCGTGGGGAATAACGACATGGTTCTCATAAACGAAAGCCTTTTTGACTGTTCTGTGGAAGCACCAAGTGCAGGACATTGCGTGTGCGCGTGATGCCGACGTAGAGCAATCGATTGATGTCGTCGGGGTTCGTGTCATAGCTTTTAGCAAACTTGGTAGACAGGTCTGTCAAAAGTAGAACGTTATCAGCTTCTCCGCCTTTTGCGCCATGGATCGTGGATAATTTTATCTTTGGTGTTGCATTAAGTTTCGTTCCTCGTCGCAGTAAAGCAATGATGTACTGCCGCTGTGAAGCGCTGATCTTGGTCAGTACCTCGTGCCAGATGCCATCGGTGAGCAAGCCCCACTTGTTGTGCAGATCCTTGATCGAGTACATCCGATCCTCGGGCGCTTGAGCCATGGTCTTATAGCCTTTGGCTATGAGCGCTGAATCTAGATAGCCATAGACTATCTTGACAACAGAAAGCGGCACCTCACCACCCTTGCGTAGCGTCTCCCAGCCGTACACCGCACCCAGCACTTTCTCGCCAATGCTCCGTGTGCCGTGGCGCTCGAACAAAAGTCCTTGGCCCTTGAGCCACTCGGGCATTTCATCGAGCATGTAGTTCGCTGCGGCCATCACGAGCCACTCGCCCTCGCTCATATCAACTTGTGCGAAATGGTTATAAGTTTGGATGCTGCCTTCTTCATCACGCGAAGACCAGTCCTTGGACTGCCGGTGGCGAATGCGTTTGACGACGCGCTCGGCAAGCCGGTGGACCTTGGCAGGGATGCGATAGGATTTGTTCAATACCCGCACTTCGCCCGGGTAGGTGAGAAACGAATCCACATCAGCGCCAGCCCAGTTGTAAATAGCCTGATCATCATCGCCTGCCAGATAAACACGATCAGAGCGTTTGGCAAGATCCTTAACCAACTGCCACTGAAGGCGCGATAGGTCTTGTGACTCATCTACGATCAACGCATCGAGCTTAGGTAGCCTGAAAGGTTCTTGCACGATAAGCTCAAGCAGATCGGTGAAATCAAGCAGGCCTTCATCGAGCTTGTACTGCCTGTATGCACGCTCCACGTACTCAAAGTGAAACCACTCAATATCGAGCGAGGACTGGTTGTAATGGGTCTTTAGATCAAGTCCCTTGATCCGTGCAAGATTGATCTCGTTAAGAATCGCGTTATCAGCGCGCGAGATGAAACCGTCGACTGTATCTTTCTCTGTAGCGATCGTTAGACCGCAGCTCTGACCAAACGCCTTGTAATTCTCATCTTGCATCATCTCTTTGCTGTTGATCCCAAGACACCGAAATGCAAGACTGTGGAGTGTTCGGAACCAGGGAAAGTCGCTGACCGGATTCAAGTGGGGGAACTTCGCAATCGCCCGATCCCGAGCCTCGTTCGCCGCTTTGCGCGTGAATGCGAAGTACCCGATCTTGTTTGACGGCGTCTCCTTGGCTAGTTCCTCTTGAACCACGCTCAGCAGGTAAGTGGTCTTGCCCGTACCTGGAGGGCCGAATACTTTTTGTGTGCTCATGAACTTCCTCCCATTCCATGGGCCATACCAGGATCGGTGTACCAGGACCGATATAACTATTGACAATGTTGTGGTCGATGAACGAGACGGCCTCGTCCCAGGACATGTTGTGATCCTCGATCAATGTGTTTCGGACAACGTTCCCGTCGTAGACCACGCGCTCAACCAGTGTGTTGTTATCCCAGGTCGAACACATGCCGATGATGGCAAGATCCATGTCCTTGATGCGATAGACATCAGTCATTAGAACGGACTCCCTTTCTTAGCGGTTGGTGTCTCAAAGGGTGCTTCTTGTTTCGGGAAGCACGGCATACGCCACACGCGTGTGGTGCGTCCTTTAAGGAACAAGGGCAACGGCTCACCGCCTAAATCACGCAGACGCTGAGCCATTTTCGGGGCACTCAGGCCCTTGAAGTTATTGCGCGTGAGGTGGTCTTCCAGATCCTTGATGCGAAAGTAAACGCGCTGGTCTTCTTCATCCACCCAGGGTCTGCCCAAGAGAATTTCATCACGGTCCATGGCCTGTTGAATGTGCGTGGTGAACTCTTCAAGCAGTGCAGTGAAGCGTCCTGTCAGTGTCGTGTCTTCGGACGCCTCTTGGATTTGTTCAAGCTCCACCATCTCCCTTAGGAGCGCGTTGAGCACTTGCTCCCAGTCTTGCTTTCGCAGGGTCGGAGGCAATAGATTGACCTTTTCCATGCAGGCCTTTTGAAACGCCGCTTGGTTGTGTAGACTCTCGGTGTCAAGCTCAACACGCCTGCCGTTGATATCCAAAAACCATAGCGGAGGTTCACTATTGTATTTGGAGAGGGCAGACATTTGAGGCGAATCAGGACCATCCGCGCCAACGCCATACTTGCGAGTACGGCACAGACCAGCATTACAAAAACTATTAATGGGCGCATCTTTACACTTGTACTTGTAATCTTTCTTGGTCAACTGCTTAACAATGATCTGAACCTCAGATAAGCCAAGCGGTGGGCCAAAGAACTTGTGGTTGTACTCCGATAACTTGTCTTCCCAGTTCGATGCGCCTGTCCGTTTCAGGTAGATGCCGATGTTGAAAAGACCGTTGTTTCTTGTGCCTTCAGGAAAGCCTTGCGCACAAAGCGTTTGGAGGCATGGCGGTCCATCCTTGATGGGCTGCTCGGGTTGTGCCGGAGCCTCGGGGAAAGACAGCGGAGGCGTTTGCACAGCCTCTTCGTAAAGGCGGTAGAACTCCTCGAGCGTTGCTGCACTGCCGTCGCTCTTAATCGCATAACGGAGCGTTTCATCGCCGCCAAAGTAGGGAAGGTTTAAGAAGTTGCCCGTATCGCCACGGTCAACAAGAATCTCGCTTTGCTTAGGGAAGATCTCCCTGCCTGACTCACCTAGCAGTGCCGCTGCCGCAGTCAGGTACTTGCGCATGTCCGCCGCAGGGACAGGTTCGGTGGTAAAGAGAAACACATGTGCGCCGCCTGACTTGCTGCGACACACCACGAGTGGAAGCTTTAACTTCGCAATTTTTTCCACAACACCTTTGTGATCCAAGGGATATTGATCAATGTCAATACAACCCCAAGTGCAACTGTTATCAGCACGGATAGGAATAATGCCAAGAGAAGGCTCAACCCCCTGAAGATGCTTGACCCAAAGCTCATCAGTTGGTGGTTGCCTAACCACCACGGCCTTTCCCGCTTGTTTGCCATCTCCCCGCGCCTTCTCAATCTTGTAGGTGCCATGGGCAATGTCAAGCCCACGAAAGATCGTTTTAAAGTCAGTCATTTCTGCTTTCTCATAGCGGGGTACTCCCCGGTGCTCCGGCTTTCCCCCAATTCAATCAGAACGGGATGTTCGCGTCTTGCATAGTCGCGCCTTCCGACTCGTGCTTAACCTTTACCTCCCCACGGTTCACGGACTCTGCAAACTGCTTTGCAGCCATGTAAACCGATGCGATCTGATCCGCCGGGATTGAGCCAATGCGCTCGACTTCCCAGCCATACCACTTGCCCTTGTCGTTGCTCTCTGCCGTGGTCGTGAGCCGATACATCTGGCTGTAGATTGGCGGCGTGTAGGGACCGTTCTTCCCCATGAGCTTGGTCGACATCATCATGCTGTTCCACTTGCGTGACTTCTTAAGCTGAGTGGATTTCATCACAATGAGGGCAGGAACCGGGATGCCTTCATCGGTCACCATCATCACGTAGTGATTGGCGGTGTTCTCGATGTAGTTCCCATTGTCCAGATAGTCCTTGTTGTCGCCCGGAACGCGATTGGTGCGACTAAGGATATCGGACGTTGCTGGGTAGATCTGCACAGGTGCTCCCGACGAACCGCTGCCACGCGGTGCCCACTCAATGTACTGCCGTACGTAGGCGGTCGGGACCACAACGATACCCTTCTTGCCGTCGAAGAGCTCCTTGGTCACTGTGTTAAAGATCATCCCAGGCATGGCACCTTCAATAACACCGATCTCGTCGGAGTTATTGGTCAGTGCCTTAAGAAAAGGAAGCGCAAAGTCATCCTTGTCCATCTGCTCAAGACCTGCTCCGGCATCTGCTTCAAACATGCTCGCTAATGCAAGCGCTGTGCCGGTTTCTTTTACTGCTACATCGTCTTGCTTAACTGCTACATCTGTCTTTGCCATGATTCTCGATCCTTGGTTCGTGATTAAGTTGACTTGATGCTGGCCTTGTTGCCCACGTACACCCCGAATAAATCCGAAGGTACTTCGCGCCCCGTGGTCAGCATCTCTTTAACCCAGGCCTTAAGGGTCTGGGGTTCTATCTTCTCGTTTTGCTCAGCCGGAAAGCCTTGCTTCGAGAGAAGATCCAGTAAACGAGCACAAAGCTCGTCTTCGCGACGGCCAAAACGCACCGTCACCGTGTTCTTGATAATGTCGTCATAGCCCCGTTCACGCAGCCACGCAAAGGCTTCGGCCTGTTTGGCTTTGCTGACCGTAGCGCTGTAAAACTGCTTGACTTCAATCTTACTGCCATCCTCCATAGCGAAGCTCTTAAGCCCAAGCTCGGCAAACGCCTCGGGCAGTGTTTCCTCGGTGAGCTTGCGGTAATTATCCTGGCGCTCGCTCAGGCTTGTCTCTAACTCTAGTATTTCCTTCTCTAAGAGTTTGGCACGCTTGGCGAGCTGGGCAATGCCAGCCAGCTTGTCATCGCCGACCTGAAGTGCATCGGCATCTTGTTCAAACAAATCACTCATAACTTTCTCCTTTCTTGGGAAACAGATCAACCTGGATAGGAATATATCGCCTCTCTACGCGATCCCACTTAAGACATTTGTATCGTCCATTGTTCCTGGACGCTGCAACGGCGCTGACAATGCCGATCGCCGTGGGGTCGCCAATGAAAAGCAAATAATCATCGTCGGTGAAGTGCTCAAGTTTGCGCTGCACGCGAGCGACGGTAGGTGCGACACTAAATGCAAGCTGCACATTGTTTGGGAGGATCACTTCGATCGTTCCAAAATCCAATGCAGAAGTAATGTTGTGTTGCCCCGTTTCTGTAACGGCATAGACTTTAGCCAACGCCTTTCTCCTTTCTTAAATCGAGAAGCCAGTGTACACTTCGATTTCAGGACATGCAAGTCCTGCAAGAAAGGAGAACTTATGGAAGAGCAATACTTAGCCAATTACCCGTATCGAAACAAACCCTTTGAGCATCAGAAAGCGTATCTAGAACGTTTCTGGCGCAAGCCCTTAGCTGCGCTCTTTGCTGACATGGGAACGGGCAAAAGTTATATGTTAATCAATAACTTAGCCATGCTGTACGATAACGGTGAGGTCAACGCTGCGGTGATTGTAGCGCCCAAGGGCGTATACAGAAACTGGATCGATATAGAAATCCCAAAGCACATGCCCTCGCATGTCATCTACCGTGCGGCGCTTTGGACGCCCTCGCCACGCAAGGCTGAGAAGGCAGCGCTCGATGCCATCTTTGAGGTGACAGAGGATTTGAAAATCCTTGTTATGAACGTTGAAGCGTTGTCCACGGACAAGGGACGATTGTTCGCACAGCGTTTTTTACTGTCTCATAGCGCCTTAATGGCAATCGATGAGAGTACGACCATTAAGACGCATACCGCTGCACGAACCAAGAACATTACAAAACTTGGAAGGCTTGCACGCTTTCGCAGAATCATGACTGGATCGCCTGTCACCAAGACGCCAATGGATCTGTTTTCGCAGTGCAACTTCTTGTCTGCCGATTGCCTGGGCACAGATAGCTTCTATGCATTCCAGTCCCGCTTTGCTGTAGTCATCGAACGCCGTGTTGCAACGCACGCTTTCAAGCAGGTTGTCGGTTTTCAGCGGCTTGACGAGTTACAAAGGATGGTCAGCCGCTTTAGCTTCCGAGTGACCAAGGAAGAATGTTTGGATCTACCTGACAAGCTTTTTGTGCGGCGCGATGTCGATCTGACTGACGAGCAAGAGCGCGCTTATAACCAGATGAAAGCCATGGCGCTTGCACAGTTCGCCACGGGCACGGTGTCCACGGTCAACGCCTTAACGCAACTGATGCGACTGCACCAGCTCGTGTGTGGATTTGCAAAGCTTGATGACGGCACCATACAGGAGCTGCCTAATAATCGCATCCAGGAGTTGCTCAACGTCATCGAAGAAACAGGCGGCAAGGTCATCATCTGGGCGACCTATCGGCACAACATCGAAGCCATTCATCTTGCACTGCAAAAAGCTTACGGCATGGATTCGGTAGGCGTGTACTACGGCGACACAAAGCTTGATGAACGCCAGCGTGTGATTGAGAAGTTCCAGGATCCAAGCTCCCCGATGCGGTTTTTCGTAGGCAATCCGCAGACGGGCGGCTACGGGATCACGCTCACTGCGGCCAGTGTTGTTGTCTATTACAGCAATAGTTTTGATTTAGAAAAACGATTGCAATCCGAGGACCGTGCTCACCGGATAGGTCAAGTTAACAAGGTGACTTACGTCGACTTAATTGCGCCCAAGACGGTTGATGAGAAGATTGTTAAAGCGCTGCGCGATAAGATTGACGTGGCATCTCAGGTTCTTGGCGAGGAAATCAAACAATGGCTGATTTAGTCCCCATCCGCAGTAAGTATGCTTACGAAAAGCTTGCACGTCATGACGGCGAAGAGGGTCGCACCTATGGCGATCAAAGACTACCCAGCGTGACGCGCATTCTTGACTCAACCAAGGACAGGGTCAAGATCAACGAATGGGTGCAACGCATAGGTAAAGAGGAAGCTGAGCGCATCAAGACGACTGCCGCCACGATCGGCACGCACATGCACAGCGTCATTGAGCACATGATTGCGGGCCAGGATCTACCTGCGCCTTACACCTGGGAGACGATCAAGGGCTACGAGATGGGGTATCGCTTGATTCGCGAGGAGTTTCACCACATCACTGAGATCTGGGGATCGGAGGTTACCTTGTACATCCCGAATCGTTATGCAGGGACCACGGACATGGTGGGCTTGTACAAGGGAAAGCCTGCGATCATTGACTTCAAGCAATCAAACAAACCGAAACGTCATGAATGGATCACGGACTACTTCCACCAGTTATCCGCCTACGCCTTAGCGCATGACTATCAGTTTGGCACCGAGATTGAGATGGGTGTGGTGATGATGGCTATGCAGTCCGGTGGTACGCAGGTATTCACAACCACCGGACGCGAATTTAGCCAATACAAGACAGGCTGGCTTGAGCGGGTAGATAACTACTATCGTAACACTGCGTCAAAAGGGAAAAGCTGACGCAGCATGTCCCTTGCCTGCGGCTGAGGCGCTCCACCCGGAGCACGGGCCTGTGGGCGTCCTGGCTGAGGTACGGTACCACTTAAAAGACCGCGTGCAGGCGGTGCGGGGGGAAGCTTCTTGAGCAAGCGTTCGGCGGTGCGCTCGGCAACGGTTGGTGGTGCAGCAGCAATTGTGGGTTCTTCGCCCTCAGCGGCGGTCAATCCAGCATTGATCAGATAGCCGCGCAACTGCTTGGCAAAGCGGATTTTGTCTTGCTCCGAGCGCCCCTTCTCAAGCAGTCGAACCATGAAGGCGGGGTCTTTTGCAGCCTGTTCTAACAAGCCGCGCACGCTCTCATTGGGCATGCGATCGAACATCTCACGCATCATCTTTGAGCCAGCCGAAGCGGCAATCAAGCTTGATCCGCCCGCTTCTGCTCCTTTACTGGCCAATCCAGCACCCATCCGAGCACCGACCACGCGAAGCACAAGATCCTCAACGGCATCGGAGGTCTCAAGCACGCGATCGAGCACTTGTTTGTTTTGCATGACGGCTTCGATGCGTGACAACTCGCCGGTCAGCTTCTTGATGTTGGCAATCTCGCCGCGATTCATCACACCGCTATCAACCAGGATGTCTGCAAGCGAAGGCCTGCCAGTCGATGTTGGGGAAAAGAACGCATCGTTGTAGGCCTGAAAGCTAAGCTTATCGCCGCCTCCCTTGGCGTAGGCGTAGTCGTAGACAGCCGACTTCAACGCATCCACCATGTCCTGGCTTCTTCCGCCGCCCATGCCGGTGCTTGCTGCTTGAGCCAAACGCCGCATACTTAGCGCCGGGTTCTTGCTATTAATGGCATCGGCCACAGCTTCAGAAGGGTTCTCGCCAAGGAACTTTGAGAAGGCAACCTGCTTATCAATCTTCTTAGCGATCGCAGAGTTTTGCTTGGTCACCAGATCCAACGAGTTCTGCGCGCGAAGACTGTTTTCCAAGTCGTAACGCAAACCTGGAATGCTGTTAACGAGCGTCTCGTTTTCATTCATCCAACGTGATAAACGCGACGAGTTCAGACGACCTGTCTGGGGATCGATAGATGCCGCTGCTGCCAGACGCGTGGCGCGATCCACAGCATCAGCGGTCGACACAACACGCTCACCGGAACGGTTGACCGCATCTTCAAGGATCCTGGCCCTTGGATCGTTAGGCCCGAAGTCTGCAACATATTGATTGTGTAAACGAGGCAGCATATCGACAGCGTCTTGAATCTGCTGTAATCGTGCGTTCACAACATCCGAATTACCGCTAAAGGCCCGTGAGACAAGGATCTCGGGCAGGATGCGCTCAGCTCCTGTCTTGCCTACGGCACGCATATCACCGGCAAAGGTGCGCGTGAAGCTGTCGTTTAACTCCTTGGAGAAGGCACGCGCTGCGTCATAAGCAGGGTTGCGCACCTGATCCATGTCATCGAGCAATGCCTCAGAGAACTTGGAGTAGAAAGCGTAATTAGCGCGTTCGCCCCTAGCCTCTGCGTCCATGGCCAAGCGCAGCATGTCGCGTCGTGCGTTGACCAAATCGCCTACGTTGATCGCACCCCGGCGGACGAAGTCCTTGCCCGATTCGATAAGTTCTTTTTGCGCTTCCTTAACCTGAGCTTGAAGTGATGCCAAGTTTTGCTTAGCTGCTTCAGCGTCCCTTAAGGCTTTGAGTTGTTCCGAATCAAATAATTTTGAGACAACACCCTCTAGCTTTCCTGACCTGCCAATACCGTAAATTGTGTAGTCACGCATTGCCTCAGACAGTTCTTCGCGAGGAAGTCTACCCAATGTCACATCTATTAACTTCCGTGCAAAAACCCGTTTCTGTGGATCAGCGGAAGAAGCGTCAAACCGTTTAGTGGTTGAAGATGTTGGCGTAAGGACATCAAGATAGAAATTATTACCCTTAAGTACGCTAGCAAGTTTTTTGGCATTATCAGCGTTAGCGTCAATAGTCGCTTTAGCCGTCTGTAGATCTTTTTGAAGTGTTTCAAACGAAGTCGCTAAGGTCGGATTCGACTCCTTACC